CTCGCGCACCAGGGCGTCCGACGCCGCATCGCGAAAGATGCCCTGCCCCGACACCGCCGCCGACTTCACGCCCGCGCCGGCCAGCAGCTCGCGCCACCGCCCGGCGCTGTCGCCGTCCGTGGCATCCACTGTCTTGGCGTTCAGCGAGATCGTCCGCGCCCTCAACCCCGCCACCGTCGTAAACACGCCCGGCGCGCCCTCGATCTTCAGCAACATGTCCTTGCCGGCCTGTGCCGTCATCCGTCTTCTCCCACTTCCTCGGTTACCGCCCTCAGCCGCACCACCGCATAGGTCCGCCGCCCGTCGCCCGCGCGGAAAACATCCGCGAATGTCGCCCTCAGCGTCGCCGTCCGCACGCCGTCGGCCTCCAGCACGGCCTCGTGCAGACACGCCCGCACCGCCGCCGAGACCGCCTTGGCCTCTTCCGATCCCGCGAACCGCGACACGCCCGTCAGGGTCAGCCTCTGCTCGACCCCGCCCCCGTCCGCCGCCACCGGCCGGCTCTCGCACCGCCCCAGCGCCAGATAGGGACACAGCGCCCCTTCCGGCGCCTGGTCGTAAACCCGCCCCTGGATCAGGGCCGACAGCGCCGGATCGGCCTTCAGCGCCGCCAGCACCGCCTTCTGCAGCGCGCTCTCATGATCCTTCATCGCACCCGCTCCAGATTCAGCTTCGCCCGACCCGGCCGCGCCTCCTCCATCGCCACGATCCGCCAGTCCGCCCCGCCGAACCGCAGCACGCGACCGATCATCAGTCGGGCGTCCACCCGCGCCTCTGCGCCCATCGTCTCGACCGCGCGCCGCTGATCGCCCTCGCCGCGCTCCAGGCGCCGACGCGCCCCGCACTTCAGCCAGGCCGACCCGACCGCCTCGAACGACACGCTGCGCCCGCCGTAAGGCGTCTCGGCCTCCACCGGCTGGAACAGCCCCGCTAGAGCTCTCACAACCGCACCACGCGATAGGGCGCGATCCAGCCCTCCACCGGCTCGATCTCCACCGCCTCGCCCCGCTCATAGGCCCGCAGCACCAGCATCAGGATCGCCAACCTCAGCGGCGCCGGAGAGGTCGATGTCAGGCCCAGCCCGACATCCCCCTCCACCTTCGCCTGGGCCGCCGCGATCAGGGTCTGGATCAAGCCGTCCTCGACCTCATGCTCGACCCTCAGAAACAGCTTCGCCTCCGCCACCGTCACCGGCTGCGCCATGGCAATCTCCATTGTCAGAAATTCCGTCTCCTCCCCATGCAATGGGGAGGGGGGACCACGAAGTGGTGGAGGGGCTCTTCAACGCCCGCAGAGCCCCTCCGTCACGGCGCAAAGACGCGCCGCGCCACCTCCCCGTCGCTGCGCGACAGGGAGGAGACGACCGGATCAGCTCACGCTGAACCTCATCACCTTGATCGCGTCGAAGTTCTGCACCCCGCCGCCGACGCGCTTGGTCGTGTAGAACAGCACATAGGGCTTGGCCGAATAGGGATCGCGCAGCACCCGCACCCCGGCCCGATCCACGATCAGATACCCCCGCTGGAAGTCCCCGAATGCGATCGACAGACTGTTGGCCGCCACGTCCGGCATGGTCTCGATCTCGGTCACCGGATAGCCGAGCAAGGAAGCCGTCTCGCCCAGCCGCGTCGCCGGCTGCCAGATATAGTTGCCGTCCGCGTCCTTGAACTTGCGCACGGCCGAGACCGTCTTTCGGTTCATCACGAACCGGCCGTTCGGTCGGTACTGGGCCTTGGGCGCATAGATCAGGTCGATCAGGCGATCCGCCGGACTGGTCGCCGCAAAGCCGCCCGCCGCGCCCGACGCGACAGAACCGATCTGGCCCCAGGTCTGGCCCGCGTCCGCCACAGTCGGATAGGACAGCAGACCCTTGGGCTTGTTCACCCCATCGCCGTTGATGAAGGCCTGGGTCTCCTGCGCCGCAAAGGCGTCCTCGACCTCGGCCGCCAGCCATTCGTCCAGATCGACCATGGCGTCGTCCAGCAACGCCTGCGTCGCCGCCGGATTGGCGTAGAGATCCGCCGACGGAAACTCCAGCAGGGCCAGGGTCGCCGGGTCCGTCTCGGGCCGCGCGGCCGTCTCCGCCACCCAGCCGCAGGCCACGCCCGCCGTCGAGACCGGCTTCCTGAACACGCCCGCCGCCACCGTGCGCACCGTCGCGATCTCGCGCATCGGACTGGCCGCCATCAGACGCCGCTCGATGGCCCGCTCGGTCTCATACGGCACGACATAGCCGCCCGAGGTGGCCCCGCCCGACAGACCGGCCTTGACCTCCAGCGCGCCGGACTGGCCCGTCTTCAGATAGCCGTCCCACGCCGCCTTCGCCTCGGGCGCAGATGCGGGCTCCACCGGCTCGCCCCCGATCACCGGACGCCTGTTCTGACTCATCACCCGATCCAGTCGCGCCTGCGCCGAGGCCACCGCCTGGTCGATGCGCGCCACCTTCTCCTCCAGCAGCACATCGGCCGCCGCCTTCTTCTCGATCTCGCCCAGCCGGGCGTCGTTCGCCCCTTTGAACGCCTCGAACGCCGCCATCATCTCGCGCACGACATCGCGCGCTTCCGGCGAGCCGGAAGCCTGTTTGGTCTCTTTCATGGTGTCTCCTGCTGAAACGATCCTCCCCCGCGATGCGGGGGAGGGGGACCGCCGAAGGCGGTGGAGGGGGCGGCCGCGTCGCGACCTTCCCATTTCGCGAGCGGCCGTCATCGGCCGCCCGAAACCTGTGATTGCGGCGGCTTCAGGCGACCGCTAGGCTCGCCTCATGCCCGCGCCGATCTTCGTTGAAGCCGATCTCTACAGCCCGCTGCTTCATGCAGCCGCGCTGATCCTTTTCGTGATCCTCTTCCCGCCCGGCACGCTTTCAGCAGGGCCACGACGTGTGGGCCGTTGGAAATGGGCGGCGGCCGTTGGCTTTCCGGTCATCGTCTACACGATTGCCGATATCGTCCTGATCGCCCTGCGTCGCGGCGCCGAGGCTGAGGGCGAAAGCGGCCTGCCCTACCGCGCGGCCCAGATCGCCATACTCGTCCTGATCGTCGGCATCGTGGTTTTGATGCTGCGTCGCAACGCTGCATCCAAGTCGTCCTAGCGCCCATGTCCCACCTGACGCCCCTCGAAAGCGCCGTCATGGACGCCATGATTTGGCAGATGGGCGACAACGTGCCGGATCTCCGCGCCCAGGTCGCCGCCAGTTCGCCGGGCCTTCGTCGCAACACCGGCGCCGGCCTCTATTCCCAGATCGTCGTCGACGCGGACCGCGCGATCGCCAACCCGGACGCCACCGGCCTGTTCGGCACGGTCCATGTCATGGTCGCCGGCCTGCCCGACCCCGTCGGCTTCCAGATCGAGCTGCGCCAAGGCCGGCTGACGGCCCTGCATGGCCAGAGCTATGGCCAGGACACCCGCGCCATCGACTTCTCGACCACCGCCTTCGAAGAGGTCTTCACCGTCGACGAAGCCGGTCGATCAATCCTGTTCCGTCCCGCCCGGCGCACGCCGGATCCGGTCCTGCCCAGGCCAAAACCCGCCCGACCGGCCGCTGCACCCGCCGCCCAGGCCACGCCGCAAAAGCAATCCAGACCCGCGCCCCAACCGGCATCCAAGCCCTCCGATCACGCCCTGCCGTCCGCCGCCGCCTCACCGGGTCTGGCCGAGATCATCGCCGGCCTGTCGAACCCCACGGCCTCGCGCGGCGGCCAGCTGGCCCTGGTCTATCTCGGCGCCTATGCGCTGGCGGCCGTCTTCATCCTGTTCGCCAACCTGGTGCTGCACCTCGGCTGGATCTTCGGCCTGGTGCTCGCCGGCTGGGCCTTGCGCTATCTCCACGGCAAGAAGGGCCGCGCCCAGATGGCCGCCCTCGCCGAGACCCTCGACCGCAACGGCGCTTTCCAGGCCCTCAAGCCAAACTGAAACTGGCAAGGCCTTGCGGCTCCGGCTTCGCTTCCCAACTCAAGGTCAGAAAGGGAGGCGCCGTGTTTGGATTGTTCTTTCATCCCAGACGATCCGACTCCGGGCGCGCAGTGGCCGTGCGTGTCATGCCGGGTCAGCATTGCGGAGAGACTACGGATGCGCCACCGGCCGTCGTCGTCTCCAAGTCTCTGCCTGACCCTCAAACCGAACTGAACCGCGCCCCCGGCAGCATCGGAAACGTCACCAGCGACACCTCCCACAGCTCGACCGCGCTCAGCACGCGCAGCCGTCCCTGACGCCGGGCCCGCGCCGTGCGGTATCCGATCGACAGCCCATCCAGCGCCCCGGCTCGGCTCAACGCCCCGGCGAACCGCGCCTCGGCCGACCAGTCCTCGATCCGGCCGCGCACGAACAGGCCGCGCGCATCCTCGACGATCTGCTCCCAGACCCCGACCGGCGCCCGCGCATCGTGCTGGTTCAGCATCCGCACCCCTGCCGGGCCCGTCTTGGCCAGACTGTCCGCAAACGCCCCCGCCTGCACCACGTCCCCGTTCAGATCCGCCACGCCCCACAGGGAGGCGTAGCCTTCGATGGCCAGTGCGTCGGACCTCTCCCTCCCCCTGCGGGGGAGGGTGGTCGAGCCGTCAGGCGAGACCGGGTGGGGGCGGCCAGGC